TTACCCGGCTCTCTCACCACTGTCAGGTAAGCTCTACGGAGCTTATCCGGTGGTGTCCGAAGGACGTTATCTAGGCACAGCCAGAAAACGTACTCGCCGATGGTGCCGTCTGACATAGTCATACGGCTGACCACCTTTCCGGTATGAAGGTCCCTTACAGGTGCAGTCATACCGGACGCTCCAGGATATACCAGTTCTGATATTTCCTCGAGTGTGCCACCTTCCTGTCGGGTCTTTTCCCAACAGGCGGTGGTAGCCACCGTGATTCTCGACTTAGTCGAGAGTCCGGTGAACGCGCTGTCTGGGAGATCACTTAGAGTCTCATCCAGAGCAGCCTGCACCAGCCCCTTCTGCGTAGCAGAAAGAGGAGCTGGTGGGTCCTGCACGACTTTCAAGAATTTTATCTTGGCCTGCAGGATCACCAAAGGAGGAGGTGTTCCACACCCCCTCGTTTGGGACAGAAGACCAACCAGGTAATCATACCTGTGGCCCTCTGTACGGCTTGTTTCCTCCCAGAGCGGGATGAACTGCCGTAGCCACTCCGGAAGTAGGTCATACTTCTGAGAGAGGCCTTCAAGGTTACGCTTGTGAGCGTATTCCTTGAAGGTTTTACGTACACTTTTCAGTTGTGCGTAAAACGTGGTGTGCTGTTCAATACCATTGCACAGCTCACCATCGAGAAACTCATCACTTATCAAGTGAGAGAGGTTCCCAAGAACGAACGTGTCGTATCGCGACCACGTCCATTCTTCTTCGGGAAATCCCAGAAACCTCTGGAAGAACATCCCGTCGACCGTTTTCAGTACCTCTATGAGGCGCTGAGAACGGGATTTACTGGATCGGAGTTTCTCCGGATCACAGTAAATAGACTTGACCTGTCTGGAAGTCCAGATCGGGTCAGGCCTCCCCAACAAGAGGGCTCGTAGCCTTCTTTTGAGGTTCAGAGCCCAGCCATGTTGAACATGGTCTGGGTCTGCACACATCTCCCTGAGGGAATTTCCCCAGTGAGTGTGGCGCATGATTACGTACATCTTGATGTCGCAATCAGCGATCTGGGAGAATCTGATACGATTTCTCCGAGATCCCGTCCATCTTTCTCCTAAGAGAGAAGGTGGAAGGGCGTCTTGCAAGCGATAACCATCGCCTTGCCAGACGATGACGGACGGTAGGGGATTTCCCCTAGCCTCCGCCAATACGCGGCCCGCATGGATTTTCCATGGGTCCTCGTACTCGATCTTGTGGCGCGCACTGCGCTTCACTGAGACCGTCTTGAAACCTTCAGCGGTATCCGCTGTTGGTGTCAAGGAATCCTCATCTTCCTCGTCTTCGAGAATGGTGGGATTCAGGGCCGCCATCGCCTGCTTTGCAGACGATGCGTCCCTATCTGCGGCAATGCTGGACAGCATTGACCCCAGGTACGACACTTGGGATGGGGTAACCCCAGCCTGA